GCGGCAGTACTAACGCCAGCAGCCGTGATGGCAAAGGCAATGGCTTTGAACAATACGGCGATATATCCCAATTTAACCAACGTGCTGGCAATATGCGATGCCATCCGAGGATTAGTAATTTTATAAGTTAATGTACCAACGATGTCACTTATTGTGTTTGCGAAAGTTTTTAAACTAGCCCACTCATTTGGTATTTTGCTAGCTGCCCACTCGAAGGCCGCGGCAACCCACTCTCCAATTTTTCCGATAAGTTTTGCAAGCTTCTCGACTGGTTTGTCGAAGAGGACAGACTGCATCTTATCTAAAATGCCCTCGTTAAGATAGATTAAATTTTCATAAAACAAATCTTCATTATTTGTTTCAGCAGCTTCTACTATTAACAAGGCGTGATGATNGTTTTTTTTATCTTCGTTCAAATACTCCTGCCAATTTTCCATTATCAATTTCATTTCAGACATAACATAGAANNCTCCTAAATNGTATANANATAACTCAANGANTAGGGATCTCGGATAAATCCTTGACGGATTGAGCCTTGCTCATCAGAGTGCGGAACTTCACCAAGCTCTGTCGAGTCTTCCTTTTCGGGATGAAGGAACTCATCTTCTGCCATCGAGACAATCGCCTCTGTCGACTCAAAGTATGGGCGCTCTTCATCAATAAAATTAGAGATATTGATCAGTGCCATCTTTGGTGTGCTAAGCTCTTCAGTTGATGCTGTTTCCATTAACGCTTCAAACGAACCATAAAACGAACCAGCTTGAATAGAGTCTCCGATTACTAAACCTTTCTTGCGAAGATGGGCAAAGAGTCTGTTTTGTGCTCCATACACAAGATTATTCATTGTTTCTTTTGGAAATGCTGTGATTTTGTTATTATTTGTTGATAGAACAATATCGATGTCTCCATGATCAAAAATCATCAGGTCGCCACTCATACTCTTGCGAACATTTAGTTCTAAACGAACGACAGCATCATCAGCCTTTTCGCCTATTCTAACTGTTATTGCCATCTGAATAGATCTCCTTCACAAGGCTTTGTGTTTTCATCACTGTTAACAGCAACTCATCATCTACGGATCGCTTAGAAAACTCATTTAGGTGTGCTATCACCTGTTCGGTTTTTTCTATCATATCGGGATCGCTTTGGATCTCTCGTATCGATTTTGCGGCTTTGAGTTGCAGCTTTAATCTTGCGATCTCTTCATTCAAAAATGTCTTAAGCTCAAGTGCATTATCGGCGAACGAAGAGATATAATAAGTCAGAAGTTTTTTCTGTTCATCAAGAAGTTCTGTTTCATATTTATTATTAAACTTCTTTGTAAATGATTTAATTACCACACTGTCAATATCATCTATAGTTATAGTTTTCTCTAACGAGTTCGTCATATTTTTAATAATTTCACCTTCTAAAATAACTTGATTCTTTGGGGAGATTTTATCTGAAAAAATCTGCGCTATCGATGCGAGCGTTTTATAATTAGGAACATAATTTCCGAACACAGAGGGTTCAAGTTCTTTATTGACATCATGAATTAGCGCGCTTTGTTCTTTAAATAATCCTTCAGGATCAATTAAACGACTAGCAATCTTGGCTTCTCTGAGAATCTTTTCAGAAACTTTCTCGTCGAGGTTCTGATTTTCATAGAGAGAGCGGTGACACTCTAGATCTCTTCTAAGCAGCGAGCCTTCTCTAAAGTGCTTCTTGATAAGTCTTGCTGCGGTGTTACAACGTTTGGTCTCTTTTTTTAGCATTGCAACCGTTGCCTCTCTAACGAGAACTTCGTAAACAAAAGCAGTGTTTCTTTTTTTATTATGTCTTGTCTTCATTCTGTTGCTCCGGCGTCTTTTGAGTTTGGTTTTCTAATCCTGCAATAAGATCTCGAATAGAATCATTTACTTGAAACAATTGATTTTCTTCCGAGATTTCTCCTGTATAAATAGATTGATCATTTTCATTAATACCTATTGCGGCGCCATCCATTGTAATTAGAGCTTCAATGTCACGCTTTCCTGGGAGAGTATTTCGTATTGTGCCGCTACCTTTCTCTCTCGCCCACTTTGCAGCATTNTGACGTTTGCGGGCGCCAGCAACGCGGCGGTCATTTCGGCCGTTCTTGGGATAATCTACTTTTCCCTTGGCACCAGGGGTGAGTCGGGGCTCGTTACGAGACCCCGGGGGAACTGCGAGGAGTGTTGATTCTTCTTCTCCGCCGGCTTCTCCGGCGGGCATCTCTTCGCCACCGAGATCGCCACCGAGGTCTTCACCACCGAGATCGCCACCGAGATCGCCACCGAGGTCTTCGCCACCGAGATCGCCACCCATTCCGCCTTCTGCGGCTGCGGCTTCTGCAACCTGCTGTAGCGCTGCATCGTGCTTGCGATCATAATACATCTCGCGTTGATTGCGAATGAAATCTTCATGGGACATGCCGAAGATGTGTTCAGTGACCCAGCGCCGTGAGAAGTAGCCTTCTGTAGCTGCTCCCGCAATGTCGAACTTACTCTTCCAAAATTCCATCTCTTGAAGCTCGGCAATCTTTGATGGATTATTTAGAGTGAGGTCAAAGCTTAATAAATCGTCGCCTCTGAAGCCTAGCGTATAGAGATGGATAATGCCGATCTTTGTAAGTTCTGCGATAATAACTCTTTGTAGTCTCTGAATGGTTCTTGCAAACCGAATGTCTTTTTGTGCGAGGGTTGCCTTATCTTCTTCGGCGCCCTCGCCCATCGTGAGATAAGACTGGGGGATCTTGAGCGCAGAGAAAAGCTTGTCGCGTAAATATTTGATATCATCAATATCGGTGGTGTTGCTTCCGCCAGCAAGGTTCTGAATGTCTGTGGCAGAACCGGGGCGCACGGGAATAAAGTAGTCTTCTTCGATGCTCATTGGATTATAGCGAAGATCGATCTTACCTGTCGTTGGGTCCACTACAGAGTGTCGCTTAAGGTTTGTCACAACCTTCTGCATATATTGTTCAACATCTTGCGGAGGAATACCTCCAACATCAATCTTAAACATACGTCGCTCAGATGAACGGATAACGCGGTATGCCATCATAGCATCTTCCATGAGTACTAATTGCCGCCAGATACGGCGTGATGGTTCTAAAATAGAAGTTCCGTATGGGGCATACTTGTCATTTCCTAGCACACGAAAATGTGCGATCTGCCAATTTTCAAAAGTCATACCAGCAGAGTTCCATTGGTATTGAATGTAATTAGGGTTTGTAGAATCTTGGCTTTCTAATCTTTCGACTTCTTGTGTTGGTAGTGCGATTACAGATTGAACACCATATTTTTCATCAATGTCGAGATACAAAAAGAAGTCGCCATACTTACACATTGTGCGCGCCCAGCCAAAAAGATTATATTTGATGTTAAGAATACTATCAAACAAGATCCCCAACACTGCTTCAATTTCTTCATTGGGGCATTTGATGTTTAACATGGGCCGTAACTCTGAATAGGTCGTCATCTCGTCTGCGTAGATATCCATTGTGGAGGCAATCTCTGGCATATACTCCATCTGATCGAAATCTACATAACGTTCTGAGCGCCGCTGGTTTCCGATTGCGTTTGAGGCAATTCTATCTAATGGGCTATATAATGTCTTCTTAAATTGTTGGCCGGATGCTGACTTAAATCTTGAACCAAATTTGTCAAGGTGTTGTCGTCTAATTCTGCGACCAGATTGAGAACGATAGCTAACTATCGGTCCTGAAAAAAGTCGCGTTAATGCTTTAAATAATCCTGATTGACTATTTGCTGGGTTGTTGTCGGGTAATGCCATTTATAATCTCACTTAATAATCCATTTATATTGTTCATAAAGTTGTTCTGCTTCACTCATTTGCTCAAAGACGCTATCTTTCTTGTATCCTTGTTGGCCACTAATTTTTGTATTCATGGTTGTCTTGGTTGTAATGATTGCATCAACAAAAGCTTTCTGATAGTTTAAATCTCTTGCGCTTGATTGGAGTGCCGTATCACGCACCCAACAAGCAATTGCGAGAGCCATAATTAAATCATCATTATAGCCTTTCATTGCCTGGGGTTTGCCATTTTTCCAAATAAAAGTTTTCATTTCGTTTGCTAGCCGTGAAGAATACACTTTAATTAGTTTGTTTCTTACAAACTCTTCTAATTTTGCAACTATGAGAGGGCGTGTCTTCATCGTAGTTGTAAAACCAGCGACTGCGGAGTTGCGAATTTCTGCTTGATGCTGCTCGATGTATTCGTGTGTTGATTTAATAGAATAATATATATTAGGATAACCGTATTCTACGAGTTTGTCAAGCACTGTATAGCCAATATTATTATTTTCTACTACCATCATCGCGTTTCCAAACTCTCGGCCAACTTGATTAAGCATATTGGCGTATAAATCTGGTGTGAGCTTTCCTTGGTATTCTCCAACGATTTCTAATGTTTCTAGCTTTAGAATCTGAAATGTGGAGTAATCGGCGCTGTCGCCTCTCGACACATCGACTGTCATTAAATAATTGCAAGTAGGATCAAACTCTTCCCAAATCCAAAAATTACGATCAAAGCCTGTGCGGTGCTTGGGTTTCTTAACCATCGATAGCATCCACTCCATACAATCTGGATCTATAACTGTTTCGCCAGAGGTGTTGAAATTACACTCCAGCTCTTGTGCAATCTGTCGCTTAGACATATTCTTGGTCTCTTTCTTATACCATTCTTCATCTCTTTCCGGGTGCACGTTCCACGGAAGATTTGTTAAATGAAAATTATTTGCGGCATCTTCAGCATCAATACAGGTTTTATGGAACCAATTCCCAACACCATTGGGTGTTGATAAGGCAATACAACGGCCGCCCGTCGATAGCGTGGGATACAAACCTGTCCATAAATCTTCTAAATTTTCAATGTGGGCGGCCTCGTCGAGAACGAGAAGCGACAAAGCTTCCGAACGACCAGCATCACCAGAAGTAGATGCTGCTTTAATCGAAGAACCGTTGGAAAGCTCAAAAGAATTGCGGTTATCTACTTCAATTGTAGCAATCTTAAGCCAATTTGGGAGTTGCCTCATGATTCCTTTGACTTTCTTTACGAGGTTTCCTGCTGTCGCAAATTTTGTTGCCATCACAAGGATGGCTTTGTCGCGGTGAAACAACATCATCCATACAATATACCCTGCGGTGATCGTTGAGATACCTAGCTGACGTGCTTTTAAGATGACATTAAAGCGATAATCATTAAAACTTCGAAGAAGGTCATCTTGAAAGTTGTAGGTATCGAATAAAATAAGCCCATGCATGGGGTGAGAAATTCGAGCATATGTTTTAAGAAAATAAGACGGATCCTTGCCACACTTGAGAATCTCTTTGACTTGCTGCTTTTTGTCTAGTTGAAA